GGGGTAACGAAAATACGGCTGTTGTTTTGGCTCTACGTCCGGCACTTTCAACCTTTTCTCGAGCCAGCCCAAAAGAAAAATCATACGAGCCGCTTGAAATCAATTGGTGGATAAGCCCCTAACTGCGACTCGCCCACTTCGGTGAAACCCTCGATGTGATTCAGAATCTCACACAACTCGAGATCGTCCCAGATAACCTTGTGACTGACAAAAGGCACACCATCTTCCTCCTTCAACCACGTGTCATGGGCATAGAGCCTCGCGGCTTTCTCGGTAACAAACCACCGGCACTTCTCTCCGGACTCGACAGTCCACAATGTGATCAGACTCACGACTTATCCTCCAAACGTAAAAGCATGGCTTCACAGTCCTTCAAAGATACGCTGTCGCCCACTTCATCATCATAGGCATATTCATTGCCGCTCAGATTTTTGATGTTCTGTAGCAGACACCGAAACATTTTTGTCAGCAATTCTTCATTCGTTTTTGTCAGCAATTCTGCTCTCATGACTCGATCTCCCCATACTCAGCTTCATACTCCTCGCGAGTCCATTCGCCGCCTCCGGTCACAACATCTGTGCCATCAGGGTGAGTGTCGTAGTCGCCATCGTATTCCTTATGCTTGTGGTCGTAGTCCATGATCTCAATAGCCTGCTCGAGAGAGTCAGCAGGGACGTGATAGACCTCAGAGACGGTGTAGGACTTTAAAAGCTCGTAGACCTTTGTTTCACCTGACTGCGTTTCCTTCAATTGGGTCAAGTCAGCGATCGCCTGTTGAACGTCAGCAATGTAATTGTCCATAAAAAGCTTTGCTTTTTCTTGCTGGGCCTCGGTCGAATCATATCGGCCCGTTGAACTCCCTTGATTGCTGTCCAACAATTCCTCATCTTCAAGAGCATAGGTTCCAGTGCCGTTAGTGACATCTACCCAATAGTCGTGACCACAAGTACGCCACCAATCTAAGTCACCGCGATACGCCTCTAACATATCGATGGCGCGTTTTATGTCTTTTGCTTTCATTGTTTTCTCCAAGTAGCGGGCAACATTGCCCACCGCCACTATATGCGGGTCAGCGCATACTTGCAATACTTGTGAGGACCTCCCTGTAAGAAACCGGTGAACTGAAGTGCTTGTCAGGTGTAGCCCGCAATCCGTCCTGCCATACGTCCACTGCTCGATTGCCTCGGTAAAGGAACACTTCATGTCCTGTGGCGCTGGTCAACTTAACGGCTATCCAGACACTGCCCTTGGCGTGTTGGGTCAGGAAGGCGACTTGGTGGGGAGACATCTTCACGCTCATGTTTGCCGTGGTCTTCAGTTCCACCATATGCCAATCGCCCTGACTATCCATGATCAAGACATCCGGCACACCCAAGGTGGCTCTGGATTCTAAGCGTGTGGCTGACCAATCAGGAAAGTTGTCCCTCATCGCTTTCTTCAGAGACTGCCAGAAGCTCGCCTCCCTCTGTTTCTTCGTCTTCGGCTTCCCGTCCAGTATGTCCATCTGTTTCCTCCGCTAAACGCTCTCGAGCGCGTTTTCGATTGCCAGCGTCCTCTGCCCCCGCGTCATGGGTCAAAGGGGCGTAGGTCTGCTTCAGTTCGTTCAAAGCTTTCATGACCTCTTCTTTGCTCATCTGCTCAATCGTGCCGTGACGAATCTCTGTCTTGTTAACGTAGATGTCACCCTGCGCCTGACCCCTGCGGTACTCCGCCTGCACTGCCGCACTGAACGCGCCTTGCTCGAGGGCGGCATCCCGAATGATTTGCAGATCTCTCAGGTGGCGCTGGTATTCCACGCCGTACTTCTGATCAAGTTCTTGCCGATACTCTCGAATGGCTCTGCACACATGGGGAGAAATGCGGGGGTTGGTTAGCTCAGAAGCGCGGACATGGGCCGACTTCTCAGGGTAGCCCGCATTGATGGCCGCTTCCCGCATGGTGATCTGCCCGTCCTTCGCTACAAGCTCACGTACAAACAGTTCCTGCCTGCGGGTCAAACGCTTCTCTGCCAAAGGGGGTCGGTTCGTCTGCTGGCGCTTTGCTTCCGGCAAAGCCGCCGCTTTGGTGTCCAAAACATTGGCGTATCTGTTCTTGGCCATAGGGCCTCCGTATCCGAGTAAGTTGCGATAACCTAGCTTAAAAAGCCCGATCTATATAGTATTTCTACAGAAAAACAAAAATATTTTTTTCAAAACTCAGAAGCCCTTATAGACATAGCTTGATTAAGCTCTTCCGAAATCAAAAATGTG